TATACCAGACGACGAGTGGGTGAGTTCTTTCCATTATTTTAGCTTCAATGACTTAGGAAACCTTGTCGGAAGGGTAGCTCATTCTGTCGGCTTAAAACTTGGTCATGATGGCCTTACGTATAAGTTTTTTGCACAAGAGCGTCATGTATTCCGAGAAATTAAATTGTTAGACGATTGGGAGCAAATCCTTCCGATTCTCGGTTACTCGTGGGAACGATACAAACAAGGGTTCAATACTCTTGAGGACATCTTTGAGTTTTTTGTGAGCAGTCCACTCTTCAACAAAGCTATTTATGCCTTGGAGAATCGTAACCACGCTGCAAGGACAAGGGACCAGAAACGCAAGACGTACATGGAATTTCTGAAGTGGTTGGAGAGCTACGAAGAAACAAATACACAGAATGGGAATAAATACCGCGACCAGCTATCATTCTTGTTTGAACGCATTACAGGCTTTGAAGACACATACAAAGCTGTGCAAGCTGAGTGGGACCAAGAAGTATTATTCAAGTCTCGTTACAGTGGAGACGTTGTGCGAGATGTTACAGGCTTGACAGGGAAGCCTCTTGGTGAGTTTATGAAGTGGCACAAGGAAGTTTATGGAGCAGACAAGATCAAGCGAGATGTGATTAAGATGAATCCTAATGTTATTGGCTGTTGGATTCAGAATCTCAAGGAACGATTTGATAGGGAGAAAAATGAGTTTCAATCTGGGAAAGAATCCTTGCCCGTTCCCTGAATGCTCATCCAGTGACGGATTTCACTGGTATGGGGAAGGTAATGGAGGCTATTGTTACAGTTGTTGTAAAAGCATCCTTTCTGACGAGCGTAAAGCAGAGCTTGGAATTGATAAGTTTGATTGGACTGATGAAATGGAGCGAGAGGTGAGTACAAAGTCTTTACTGACGTTGGAGGAAGTTGAACAAATTAAAGGTTATACTGGAACTAAAGGGCTAGGTACTCGTGGTATTGATGATGACACGTATAAAGCTTATGCTGTGCGTTTCAAATATGACGAGTCTTCTGGAGATGTTGTAGAAACATTTTATCCTTACACGGAAGAGTACAAACCAGCGGGTTATAAAATCCGCATCATGGACCCTAAAGGGTTCCGAAGTATTGGTAAGATTGGCAAGGGGTCTGAGCTATTCGGCCAGTGGAAGTGGAAGCAAGGTGGCCGCACACTAGTGATCACTTCTGGTGAGGCTGATGCTCTAGCAGCTTATAACATGCTTGAGTCCTACCGTAAAGGTAAAGATTCTAAGTTTGAGCCTACAGCGTGCGTATCTGCCGGTATCGGAGAATCTGGGAGCTATAAACAATTCCAAGCACAATATGATTGGTTGTCATCTTGGGATAAGATCATCTATTTCCCAGACCAAGATGAAGCAGGGCTGGCTGCACTGGAAAATATCAACAGCGTCATGCCGAAAGGGAAGCTCTTTATTGGTAAGCTTCCTGAGAAAGATTGTAATGATATGCTTGTCAAAGGTAAGCAGAAACAGTTTATCAAAGCTTTCTTTGACGCAAAGCCTTACACTCCTACGGGAGTAGTTGGTAGTTCTGATCTTTATGAAGCTATGCTGGCCGCTTCTGAAATTGAGAAAATGCCTTTTCCCCCTGCATATAAAGAGTTGAATGACATGCTCGCGGGCGGGGTTGCTTTGGGGACCATCGGCGTCATAAGCGCATTTACAGGAATTGCAAAAACAACAATTGTTAACGAATGTTTGTATCACTGGATTTTTAACTCACCCCATAAGATTGCAGTAGTCTCAATGGAACAGAGTAAATCTCAATTCGGGGAATTGATGCTTTCTCGGCACATGGGAATTAAGATGGGCAAAATGCTCCCAGCACAGAAGAAGGAATTTTTGTTACAACCTGCAACTAAAGCTGCTAGTGATATTCTGTTCCGGGCTGAAGACGGAAGTGACAGGTTCCTTGTTGTCGATGATCGTGACATGGAAATTGAAAGTATGAAGCAGGCTATCGAGAAGGCTGTTATTAGCTGTAATGCTCGTGTCATTATTTGGGACACTATCAGTGATGCACTTGATGCACTGACGGTAGAAGAACAAGCTCATGTTATGAAATGGTGTAAGAGTCTAGTTGCTATGTACTCTTGCTCTCTTATCTTGATAGCTCATCAGCGCAAGCCTCCTGCTGGAGCTAAGGACGGTGCTAAAGGTGGTATGGGTAGTGAGAGTGGTGTGCAAGGGTCGAGTACAATTACGAAGTCTGCAACTTGGATTCTGATGCTGGCGAGGGATAAGACTTCTGAAGACCCTATTGTACGGAATACAACCTTACTGGAGCTTCCTAAGAACCGTGATGCCTCTGAAACCGGCGCGGCTGGTGAGTTATACTATGAAATTTCAACTCACACTATCCACAACAAACAAGAATGGCTTGAGAAGAATCCTGCGAGTTTTTAATGAGGCAACCTGCAAAAGAAATACCTTTAGAGATGATGGACTACGTTATCTACGACGAAACCAGCCCTAGTTGTCTGAGGTGGAAAGTTGATAGGTATATGTTCGTGTGTGGTGGAACAGGGCGAAGGAGGGTTGTTTCAGCAGGGGACGTGGCAGGACATTTAAGGAAGGATGGGTACTGGTCAGTTAAATGGTTTTGTGAAAGTGTGAAGATACATAGGATAATTTATGGTATGCATCACGGATTTGTTAATCTATGTAATATCATAATTGACCATGTGGATGGAGATAGTTCTAACAACAAAATTACAAATCTGGTAGACTCTTCTGATTACCACAACTGTAAAAACAAAGCAAAATATAAGTCCAATCATACAGGAGTCACTGGTGTGCACCTAAATGAAAAATGTCCCGGCAAGTTTTATTACGTAGCAACGTGGAGGTTTTCTGACAAAAGAATAGGAGCTAAAAGTTTTAGTTTTACGAAGTACGGGAAAGAAGAAGCTTTCCGTCTAGCTTGTGAATACCGTGCTAAAATGCTAGATATGTTGAAAGAACAAAATGTAGGGTACACAGAACGTCACGGAACTTAGCTCACAATTCTAACAAACCTCTTGACAACCCTCACAATCCTGCTAAACTAGCTTCACATACACAACAAAGGATCACATGAAAAAGCTTCTAACAATTCTCACACTAGCTCTCTCCCTTACAGCGTGCTCAGACGCTCCCAAAGCTGAACGAGCATTGATTGGTGCAGGCTACACAGAAATTCAAGTCAAAGGAATGTCATGGACGAGTTGTAGCGACTCTGACAGTATGAGTAACAATTTTATTGCAAAAGGCCCGAACGGACAAACAGTGACAGGGACTGTCTGCATGGGGTGGTTCAAAGGTAGCACCATCAGGCTTGACTGATAACAATTCGTTTAGATTAATTACTAGGAGAAACAAAAATGAAAGCAACTGCTGTATTCCAACGTGTTCTGAAACGTAACCGTGATATTATTTCGTATCTGCACGAAGCGCTGGCGCACTATAAAGAAGTTAAAAGGTTTGCTGACGAGGAAGGTGACAAAGAAGAAGAGTATATGGCCCACAATCAAGTGATGCTCGTAAAGAAAGAACTTCGTAAGATGGTTTTTGAACAGAAAACACTGAAGGGTATGATTCAAGCTATCTCTTATGTGGAGCACAACCCAGAAGAAGTAGAAAGTATCTAATGAACATTTCTACATTGCAACGTATTCGTTCTTTGACTCGTAATCAGCTTGCTGACTTGCATGAAGAGGAACAAGGTTACAAAAAGATGGCTAATATTTACAAAGAAACATGTATGCCAAGTAACGCCGACTATTGCTACAAAGAAGTTAATAAGATCAAAAAACATATTAAGAAGCTTGTAGAAATCCAGCAAGACGTGAAAGCTGAGATTGAGGATTACAACGATGAAATGCGTATGTGGGCTTCCTTTAGTAAAGATTTTACAGTAGATTTTGAGGATGAACAATGACCAAACAATACTACTATCTGTTCTCAGACGGTGAATATTCAGACTACTCTGTTGGTAGTTTGTATGTCACTGAACAAAAACTGGCAGATGATGTTTGGGACAAGTTCTTGGAAGATCAATCTAATAAAAGAGAAGCTGAACAATCTCGTTTGATTATTGCTCACGGAGAACGTACAGGAGTAGGCCATATTATTATTGAACGTTCTAGTTATTTTGGAGTTCGTAAAACGTTTATTGAACCTATTAACTACAAGGATTTTCGGGCTAGTGAAGAAGGAAAAGCTTATCAGAAATTTCGCTCTGAAATGAACGACGACAAGACATTTCAAGAGATGTACAATATGACTCTTGTTGATTACACAGAATGTCATGGTGGGTGTTGATGAAACTATTCTTCAAAGCTAAAGACGGTGGCTCTGAATCAAAAGTGACAGGTTACTGGCTGATTGAATCTAAACGATTCGGTTCAGTTGTTCTTCTCAAGTTTGACAAAGGGAGCCGTGAAGCTTACCACAATCACGCTTTCAATGCTGTTTCATGGGTGTTGAAGGGGAAACTGTTTGAATCTATCAAACGTGACGAGGTGGGTTATAACGTGTACGAAGGAGACTTCATCAAACCTTCACTGATTCCTTTTAAGACGCCTCGTGAACGTATGCACCGAGTGTATGGGGAAGCTGACACAACTTGGGCATTGAGCTTCCGTGGGCCGTGGGAACCTACTTGGAAGGAGTATCTTCCGAAAGAAGACAAGGAGATTACTTTGAGTAATGGACGAGTGGAGGTGCTGTCGTGACCCCTCTCCAACGTGTTAAGATTCTCGTAGATGACCAGAGTTATCAAGTGATTATTA